GCCCCCCACGCTGAAGGGCGTTCAGCTCGTCCACCTGCGACTGCACGAGCGCAGCGGCGTTGGTGTTCGCGTCGGCCTGGGCCTGGAGAGCAGCCTGCGCCTCGGTGAGGGCAGCGGTCAGCGCGTCGATCTGCGCCTGGAAGTCGGCGTCCTCGGTGGCATCCGCGGCGTTCGCGGCATCGAGGGCCTCCTGCGCTGCGGTGGCAGCGGCCTGTGCGTTGGTAGCGACGGCCGTGACGTCCGTCAGGATCGTGCCGATGCGGTCGACAGCGGCCTCAAGGGCAACGGTGACCTCTTCGAGAGTAGCCATGCGGTGTTCCAATCTGTCTAGTCGTGCGTCGATGTGGTGAAGGGCGTGGGCAAGCAGGTCGATCTTGTGCTCCAAGGCCGTCAGATCGTGGTTGAACAACGGCGCTCCCATCTTCATGCGCGGGTTGTCCCGCTTACTCAGGGTACGGGCTATGGCGAGACACGTACATGGACGCGGTGCTACGTTCGACGTCCGTCTCCTGGCGGTGTGGATGCACAGCCGGGCGGGGTCGTAGGAGCTTGACCCTTTCGCCTCAAGGACTCCCATGACCCCTTGCTTTCCGGGAACAGGAGTACCTGCCCCGCCCGGCACAGGGGACTGGACAGCAAGGTCTAAGCAGGAAGGACAAGCTCCATGCCGCGGTTGCCTCGCTTGGACATAGGAGCACGTCGTGCCTCGTAGCACGCACGACACTTCCACTGATGATCTGGGGGCATCAGGTTGTCAGGCGTGTACTGATGCCCGTTGATGCACCAGCCTCCCGCTGCGAACAAGTGCCGTCCCCGCTCGACCATGTCGCGAGCGTTCATAGCGGCGTCACCAGGGCGCAGGTGGCTCGGATTGACGCAAAGCGGAACGTCACACGAGTGGAGGATGAAGGCCCCATCGGGAATCGGTCCGTTCGCGATGGTCCACGACACTCGATGGGCATACCAATGCCTGCCGCGGATGATCATCGACCCGTATGCGCGGGTCCGCGATCCCTTCCACAACCAGCACTCGTCCGGTGCGCCAACGGTGACGTACTTCCAGAAGCGCTCTTCCCACGAAGGGCCACGATGCTCTCTCATGCTGAAGATTCTACTTGTCTGGACAGAATAGTAAATAGAGTGTAGGAATGTGCCCATGCCCGAACGACCGAATACCGAGTCCAGGTTGATCAGTGCGCTGATCAACATCGGCGATGCCTCGGCCGCGGCTCTGTATGGGGTGGTTCCGGAGATGTTCCAGACCTACCAGTCGGAGTACCGCTGGCTCATCGCCTACCCGTCGAACTACGACAAGCAGCCCAGCGCCGAGGCGCTGAAGACCAAGTACCCCGACTTCCCCTACTCCGAGGCGTTCGTCGATGTCGGCTTCATCTGCGACGAGGTCAAGGACAAGCACACGCACCGCACCATGGTGACCGCACTCCAAGGAGCAGGAGAGGCGTTGCGGAACGGCGACACCGACGAGGCCTACGCGTTCTTCTCGTCCATCCAGCACCCCAGCAACTTCGCCACCTACAAGCTGACGAATGCGTTGCAGGACCTCAGCTTCCTGGACACCTACGACGAGAAGATCGACTCCATCGAAATGCCCTGGCCCACCCTTCAGAAGACGACGGGTGGGCCTTCTGCTGGGGACTTCTGGGTGGTCGCCGCCCGGCTCAAGCAGGGCAAGTCATGGACGCTGGCGAGCATGATCGTCCACGCGCTGCTCGCGGGCAGGCGCACGACGCTGTTCTCCTGTGAGATGCCGAGCAAGCAGGTGATGACCCGCATCCACGTCATGCTCGCCTACGAGTTGGGCATCAGGGACGTGCGGCACACGGACCTGCACGGGCGCCACTTCGATCCCATCCGCTACCGCAAGCTCGTCGGGCAGATCAACGAGCACCTCAACGGTGCGGAACTGTTCGTCATCGACACCTCCAAGGGCGGCATCTCCACGGCGACCATCGCCGCCCACACCAAGGAGACCGAGTTCGCCGTGATCGACCACATGGGCCTGCTGATCAGCCCGTTCGGCAAGAGGGCGGTGGAGGACTGGCGCATGATGGCCGCGATCTCCAACATCACCAAGGAGATCGCGCAGGTCAACTCCGTCCCCATCGTCGCTGCCGCGCAGATCAACCGCGAGGGCGAGGTCAAGGGCTGGAAGCCACCGCGCACCAAGAACCTCGCGCAGTCCGACGCCCTCGGTCAGGACGCCGACGTCATCGTCACCATGAAGCGCCGCAGCAAGTCGGTCGCCACCTACCTCATCGACGCCAATCGCTCGGGGGAGTCGGGAGTCATCTACTCCACGATGTTCCTGCCCAACGAGGGGCGGTTCGAGGAGATCAAGATGGAGCGGGCCAAGGAGATCGCCATGCGCGACGCGCAGATGGAGGAGGACGACTGATGCTCATCACGTTGGACCAGGCGCTGGCCAAGGGGCATGGCCAGTGGCGATCGTTCACCTGTCCCAAGCACGACGACACCAACCCCTCGGCGCGGGTGAACGTGAACACCGGCAAGTGGGTGTGCATGGTCTGCGGGGCCAAGGGCACGACGCAGGGCTACACCCCCGATGTCGACCTCCTGCTGGACCAGGCCATGGAGACGCTGGACTACCTGTCGCTGGAGAAGTCCGAGTCGTGGCTGGACCAGTTCGACTCCGGCCCCGTGCACGACTACTGGATCGCCCGCTTCGAGGAGGAGACCTCCCGCACCTACCGTCTCGGCTGGGACGGGTTCAAGGACCAGCCCTGCTACCCGATCCGCGCCATGAACGGCAGGCCGCTGGGCGTGGTGCACCGCAACATCGACGACCCCGGTGGACCCAAGTACCGCTACCCCAAGGGCGTACGCAAGACCGAGCTGCTGTTCGGCGTACCCGAGTTGGTGCAGACCGACGTCCTGGTGCTCGTGGAGGGCGCGATGGACGTCTGCGCTGTCAGGCAGGCAGGGCATGATGCCATTGGGTCCTACGGCTCGCTGCTGGACGACAAGCAGGTCAAGCAGATCGTGGCGCTGGGCCCACGCATCGTCTGGATCGCCTACGACATGGACAGGGCGGGGCATCTGGGCGCCAGCAAGGCGGAGTGGGCGCTCAACCTCGCGGGCGTCCTGACCCGCCGCCTGTTCTGGTCCGACCGCTTCAAGGACCTTGGCGAGATGGACCTTGATACACGTTCGGATACTTTGGCAAAGACACTTGCATCTACATCTACTCAAAGGTAGGGTCACACTCATGGCAATCAACGAGGAACTGGTCTTCGAGTACCAGGTCGCAAAGGCGGCCTTGGAGGTCGCCAAGGAGAGGTTCGACAAGGTCGAGAACGAGCTGTGCCAGGAGATGCTGGTCAGCCAGACCAAGTCGGACCTCGTTTGCGTTCGGGGCGACGACTACAAGGTCACCGTCGTCGCAGGGGAGACCGTGCGCGTGGACGAGAAGGGCTTGGAGAAGTACCTCGGCAAGCGCGTGTTCAAGCGCCTGTGCACCTACAAGGTGGACAAGAAGCTGCTGGAGGCCGCGATCAAGGACCCGGCAATGCCGCTCTCGCCTGAGAGCCTGTCGGCCTTCATCTCCATCACCCCGAACAAGCCCTATGTGCGGGTGACCAAGGACACGGGAGACCCCGAATGAGCATCACCCCGCCTGAGGTCATGGACCGCACGGTGACCATCGACCCGGCCACGCGCTTCGTGCGCTCGCTGCCGGGCGACTACTTCCTCCTCCGCGAGGCTGCTGCCTCCTGCGGGGTGAGCGACTACGTGCTGCGCAAGTACATCGCGGACGACGTGCCGGGATGCCAGCCCAGCAAGTACACGATGTTCGGCAAGGTGAAGATCTACCTCTACACCCGCGAGGACATCAAGAGCATCCAGAACTACATGAAGTCCAAGACCGTGGTGTTCGAGCACGACGGGCAGGCCAAGCGGATCGGCCGTCCTCCGCGCTACACCCAGTCCGAGCGGGACTGGCGCTCGCGGATGTACTCCAAGTCCTGGTACTGGAAGAACAGGGTCAAGCTGCTCACCGAGCGGGGCGACGAAGCCGGGGCAGCCGCGGCGCAGAAGCGCGTGGACGAGATCGTCAAGGAGTTGAAGAAGAAGTGACGCGCATCGAAGTCGGCATCACCCACGAGGTCACCATCAAGGGTGACAAGTCGTGGGTGCGTCTGGCCATCTCGGACGACGTGTCCGAGGGCATGGACGTCAACACCCATATCGACCTGCTGGCCGAGCAGGTCAACAAGAAGCTGATCGAGATCATCGAGCAGACAGTGGAAACAGTCAGCAACTACCAGTAGAGAGCAGAGCACAATGCGCTTTGGAACAAAGAAGTCAGAAGCACCCGAAGAGTTCGACAACGACGGCCTGTACCTCCGCAACTTCAAGGACGGCGAGCAGAAGGTCCGCTTCCTCCAGGAGACGGACGACTGGATCGAGTTCCGCGAGCACTACACCTCCGACCGCCGCTCCTTCCCGTGCACGCGGGACAAGGACACGTGCCCCGGCTGCACCAGCGACGACGAGGACGTGCAGCGGTCCAGCCGCAAGTACGCCACCAACGTCCACGTGGTCAAGGGCAACTACGTTGCTCCTCACCGCATCCCGATCAGCCTCGCGAAGCGCATGTTCGCCCGCGCCGAGCGCAACGACGGGACGATCACCAACCGCGACTACATCGTCATGCGGTCGGGCAAGGGTCTGGAGACGGACTACGACGTGGAGGCCGACGACAAGTACGAGGTCAACATCAAGGCCTTGCTGAAGGATGGCAAGGACATCGAGGAGATCCTGGCGAAGTCCTTCGAGGAGAACGCCCCCGGTCAGGCTGCCAAGCCCGCCAAGGCGTCCCGCTTCGAGAAGGACGACGAGGGCGACGAGGTCGTGCCGCGCTCGGCTCGCCGTGTCGTCAAGGACGACGAGGACGAGATCCCTTCTGAGACCAAGTCCTCTGCCGCAGAGGATGACGACTTGGTGCTGGATGAGGATGCCCTCATCGACATGACGATCCCCGAGCTGAAGGCCATCGCGGCCAAGGCCGAGGTCGACATCCCCGCTGGGGCGAAGAAGTCGACCATCATTCGGCTCCTGCTGGATGAGGCAGGGGTCTAGCAACACCAGCGCTGCGTGGGCCGCAATCCGTGGGAAGGTGCGGTGGCCGCTTGCCCGTTCGAGTCGGGCCAGTGCACGGAGGTACGACATGGCAGTCATCATCGTCAAGCGAAGCAAGGAGCCTGAGGACCGCTCAACCAAGTGGGAGCGGCTCGCCAAGGAGTTCGACAGCAAGAATCCGCACGTGTTCCCGGAGTTGGAGCGCATCTGCGCGGAGGTACGTGACGCAGGCGTCAAGCGCTGCGGGTTCGAGATGATCATCGGGCAGTTCCGGTGGCGGTCGATGATGCGCACCTCGGGCGACCAGTACAAGATCAACCAGAACTTCGCCGCCTACTACTCGCGCAAGATGATGCGCGTGCATCCCGAGTGGGCGGGCATGTTCAACACCAGGCAGTTGCGGGGGTCCAAGAAGTGAGGATCAAGCGCAGCAGCAGCATCTGGAACCTTCACTCGCACTCGCGCTTCTCCGCTGGCGACGCGCTGCCCGACGTTAAGGACATGGTCAAGACCGTCGCTCGCTACGGGCAGCCCGCCCTTGGCTTGACGGACCACGGCAATATGGCGGGGACCATCCAGCTCTACAAGCACTGCAAGGCCGCGGGCATCAAGCCCTTCCCCGGCTCCGAGTTGTACGTCGTGCACGACCGCAACGACAAGAAGGCCAAGCGCCACCACATGTGCGTCGTGGCCTACACGACCGAGGGTTACAAGAACCTCGTTCGACTCAGCAGCCAGACGCACCGCAACTTCTACAACAAGCCGGTCATCGACCACGCCGACATGGCGGAGTTGAGCGAGGCGGGGCTGCTCAAGGGCATCGCCGCCACTTCCGGCTGCTACTTCGGCTTCATCGCTCAGGGCATCGTCACGGGCGACTTCAAGCACTCCATGCAGTTGATGAAGGCCTATAACGGCTGGTTCGACAAGTTCTACGTGGAGTTGCAGAACCACAACATCGACCACGGCGACGGCTGGAACGACAACGACCTTGCCGAGCAGTTGTTCCAGATGTCTTACGGGCTGGGCATACCAGCCGTTCTCACCCAGGACTCGCACTACTGCGAGCATGACGATCAGGAGATTCACAATGCGCTCAAGCGACTTGTTTCGTTCGGACCTGACCCCGACGACGCCACGTTTCCAGGAGACGGCTTTGGACTTGCCGACGCGCTCTGGTTCGCAGATCGCCACGATGCTGCCCGATACGCCTACGGCGCCGAGGGACTTGCAGACCTCCTGGGAGCCCATGACCTTGCCATTCCCGAGTTAGACACCTACCACTACAACATCCCGTTCACCGTCGACGACCCCGACAAGGAGTTGGAGGCGACCTGCTTCAACGCCTTGCTGGACATGAAGTTCGGCGGCAAGGCGCAGGCCGAGCGCGGTGCGCGTCTGGCGAGCGAGTTGGAGGTCATCAAGGACACCGGGATGGCGGGCTACCTCCTGCTGGTCAAGGAGGTCACCGACTGGTGCCGGATCAACAAGGTGTTCTACCAGGCGCGCGGGTCGGCCTCGGGGTCCATGGCCTGCTGGCTGCTGGGCATCACGCAGTTCGACCCGCTCAAGTGGGGGCTGTCGTTCGAGAGGTTCATCTCGCGTGACAGGACAAAGCCCCCGGACATCGACTTGGATGTGGAGCACTCCCGACGCAAGGAGTTGATCACCTACCTGCGCGGTCGGTTCTCGGTCACGCAGATCGGCACATGGCAGGAGTACAGCCTTCATGGAGAAGACGAGGATGACGACGGGGCAAAGGGCAGCCTTCGCGTCAAGTACTACGCTGCTCAGTCTCGGGCTGGCAGCCCTGTTGGCGCTTGGTCTGAAGTCCCTGAGGCAGACAAGGCACACCTCCAGGCCATCGCCGACATCGCGCCGTTTAGCGCGTATGGGACTCATGCGGCGGGTCTTGTCATCACCACCACCGAAGCGGAGCTGAACAACCTCGTCCCGCTGATGAAGGTGGCGTCCAGCGACACCATCGTCACCCAGTACGAGATGAAGGACGTCGAAGCACTTGGGCTGGTCAAGCTGGACGTCCTCGGCCTCAAGACGCTGTCCGTGCTGCACGAGTGCATGGACAACCTCGGCCGGGACATCTACGCGGGGCTGGACTGGATTCCGCTGTCGGACCCCAAGACGTACGCAGCCATCAGCCGCGGCGACACCGCGGGCGTCTTCCAGCTGGAGGGCTACACGGCCGCCAAGGGCTGCCGTCGTCTCAAGCCCACCAAGATCGCCGACATCGTCGCGGCCATGGCGCTGTTCCGCCCGGCCACGATGAACTCCGGTGCCACGGACGACTACATCTCCCGGCGCAAGGGCGAGTGGGAGGTGCCCAAGCGCCACGAGATCATCGAACGCCACACCCTCAAGACCTACGGGATCATGCTCTTCCAGGAGCAGGTCATCTCCATCCTGCGCGACCTGGGGATGGGCGCCGACGACCTCACCGCCTTCCTGAAGGCGGTCAAGGCGTCGAACGAGTCCATCGGGGACGCGGGCAAGGTGATCGAGGGCTACCGGGCGCAGGTGCGGGACATGGCCATCGACGAGGGCTTCACCAGCAAGGACTGGGACTGGCTGTGGGAGGCCATCGAGGGCTTCGCCGCTTACGGGTTCAACCAGGCCCACTCCACGGCCTACGGGCTGACCGCCTACCGCTGCGCCTACCTCGCCACCCACCACCCCGTGGAGTTCTTCGCCGCCCTGCTGAAGGTCGCTGAGGGCAGCCAGAAGCGCAAGGGGGAGCGGGAGACCAAGGAGCAGATCTACCTCCGCAACGCCCGCGAGCGGGGCATCAGCCTGCGCCGTGCGGACGTCAACATCTCCGGCTCGTCCTACACCGTGGACAAGAGGACGAACGCCATCCGCAAGGGGCTGGGGTCGATCAAGGGCATCGGCCCGAAGACGGCGGACAAGATCACCGCTGCCCGCCCTGCCGAGGGGTTCACCTCGATGGAGGAACTGTGCCGCCTGACCAAGGTCAGCGGGTCCGGCCCCTACTTGGAGGACGGCGACCTCCAGATCGGGGTCATCGGCAAGCTGCACGAGGCCGGGGCGCTGGACGATCTCCTGGAGGGCCGGTGAAGAACATCGAACTGGTCCGTCAGAGGGCCAACGGACACTGTGAGGCGATGGTCTACATCGAAGGCTCCGACGCTTGGACTAGATGCGGGCTCGGACCCGTGGAGGTTCACCACGCGTTGACCAAGGCCCGTGGAGGACGCATCCTCGACTCCATCAACGAGACCTACCACCTCATCGCGCTGTGCCCTCGCTGCCATGAGTGCGCTGATGGCGGGGATGCCTACAAGGGCGATGTCCTCATCGACGGTTACATCACCACTGAGAACGGCCAGATCGTCTACGACGGGTCCGACCAGTACCTGTCCGCCAAGTACCCGAGGAGGGCCTCATGATCCAGATCTACACCGCCCTGACGATGACTCCGAGCACGCAGTCCAAGAGGGTCGTCATGGAGATGGACGCGACCGATGCCTTCGCGCTGGCGACCATGCTCATCAACCTTGATCCGGCCGACACGCCGCCCGCGTGGGAGGGCTACGTCTCCGAGTTGTCCCGGCAGCTCATCGACCGCGGGAACGCGTGCCGGGCATGAGCCGCATGCCGAGGACGTGGGGCGACCACACCTTGTTCACTGACGCGGCGCTCAACCGGGCGGCGGTGGACATCGTGGGCATCTTCATGGGGACCCTACGCAAGTCGTTCGAGAAGACAAAGGCCAAGGAAGGCTGGCCTGACGACGCTGAGCCGACGTGGGAGATCCGCTGGACCTACACCGAGCCGTACGAGGAGCAGATGTGAGTCTCAAGAGCCAGATCGCGGCGGTCCAGAAGGGCCTGCCCATCACGGTCATGCACGAGGAGTGGATGACTGCCAACCCCGAGCCGCACTACTCCAAGGCAGCCCAGGAGTTCGCCGCCACGCAGTTGGCAGGCAAGTCCGGCTCCCAGCGGCTGCGCAAGCGCATGTTCCGCGCATCCTCGGCGGGTCAGTGCACCCGCAGGCAGGTGCTCGCCATGGCAGGTGTCCCGAAGATGGAGAAGATCACCCCCGACCTCGCCGCCATCTTCGCCACGGGCCACTTCATCCACCTCAAGTGGCAGATGCAGGGCCTGACGGCGGGCTGGCTCAAGGTGGCCGAGGTCCCGGTGGACCGGGACGACCTGCGGGCCGGTGGCACGATGGACGGGATCTGCCATGACGACGGCGGGTTCGAGCTCAAGAGCATCAACTCCCGTGGCTTCGGGTCGGTCAACACCTACGGCCCGAAGGACATGCACGACTTCCAGGTCCATCACTACATGTACCTCGGGGGCCTGGACCACTTCTCCATCGTCTACGAGAACAAGGACACCCAGGAGTGGCGGGAGTTCCTCGTCCCCCGCAACGAGAAGACGATCAGGGACGTCCGCGAGTCCATCGAGCGGCTGAACGAGTACCTGGACAACAAGAAGCTGCCGCCCGTCCTGCCTGAGTGCGCGGCGATGTCTCCGGTCGGTCCCTTCCGCAACTGCCCGTTCAAGGACTCCTGCCTGAAGATCAAGATCTTCCCGAGGGGGAAGGAGTGAGCGTTCGCATCCGGCGTGCCAGCTCCACGGACGTCCAGTTCGGCAGGACGCTGTCCAGCGTCGAGGTCGAGATCGGCCTGGACTCCGTGGAGCACCTGTGGGCCGAGTTGCAGGGCTACGTGGACATCCTGCTGGGCCGCGAGCCCTCGCCCATTGACTCGCCCTACCTCGCCATGATGGAGGTCGCTACGGCCTACTACGCCCGAGCGCAGGAGATCGACATGCGCATCCACGCGGCCGAGCGCGAGGGGCTGGTCCACCGTGGCTCGCCGCTCTATAAGTTCAGGACAGGGGAACTGAAGGCCTTCATCGAGCTTGCTCGCAAGTGCGCTGACCTCGGTTCCCGACGACTCACCCAGGAAGCACTCCTCGCAGACGCCAGAAGGGCGGATTCGCTATGAACATGATCGAGTTCGACACCATCAACGCCCTCATCCTTGAGGCCGAGGTCGACCCCAACGATGTGGCCGAGATCCTGATCAGCCCCAACGGCGTGATCATCACCCTCTACGTGCGGGTGCCCGTAGACGGCGGGAAGATCGCCGGTCAGCTGATGCTCCACAACGGGGACGTCATGGTCACCAAGCGGGTCTACGAGATCCACCGCGCTGACGACCATGTCCACGAGGAGGCCGTGGACGTCGGGCACGTCCATGACTAGGGTCACCATCTTCGGCGGTCATAGGGATGGCGAGGAGTACAACGTCCCCGATCCGCTTCCGCAGGAGTACATGGAGCCGGGAATGCTGCCGCCTGCTGCCTTCCTCACCGCTGAGGAGACTCCCTTGGCCGAGTTCCCTGTCATCCGGTACCGGCTGGAGTGGATGGCGCGGATCTACGTGGACGACGAGGGCAACGAGACCGACCGTCGCAAGTGGCCGGTCTACGTCCATCCCGACATCAACGTGAAGGCTCTCAATGGCTGAGCATCTGCCCGAGTGCTTCCTAGCCGAAACCGTCATCGTGAGCGGCGTCTGCATCTGCGACCGGCTTCGCCTGGCACGCGACCGTGGGTACGGCGAGGCGATGGACGACGGGTGGGGTGAGCCGGGTCACATCAAGGTCGCTGTCGAATCCGAGCAGGACCGTATCCGCAAGGCGGTGGAGGGGTTGAAGGTCATCCACGTCACTTGGGCAGACCCCGGTGACAAGTGGGCGCACCTGACGGCTGTCACGTCAGTAGATGGCATCCTCGCTGTCATCGACGGGGAGGAGACACCATGAGCATCCAGCGGTGGACGCAGGTAAGCGTGGTCGGGCGCATGGAACCGTCGATTGGTGGCCGCTACGTCACCTACGCCGACCACGTTGCCGCCGTCGCGGAGGCCGAGCGACGTGGCATCAAGGAAGGCAAGAACCTCACCGTGAACTGGGCGCAGGCCTACGCCGATGGGTACGCAGACGGCGAGGAGCAGGGCCAGCGTGACGCCATCGCTGCGGGTGGCGGAATCCACGGTACGGACTGCACCTTCCTATCTGGTGGCTCCTGCAACTGCCACCCAGAGACCTCCCCCGATGGTGAGGCGTCAACTCCTCACGCCACCGCCCCCATCGGTTCCGAAACCAGCGTGGCCCCGGCTGGTGAGGACTACGGGGCGCCCGCTCGCATCGACACCGTGGAGTACGGGAATATGCGCTACGAGCAGGGCGTGCGGGACGAGCGAGCCGCTCTAGACGCCTGCCAGTCCGTCGACGACGCGGTGCAACTGCTCCAGACCATCGGTCTGGACATCACCTACACCGACGAGGGATTGCGGGTCATCGCCCGTCAGATCGTTGGCTACGGCCAGCGTGACGAGCGGGAGAAGTGGATCGCTGAGTGCGAACTGATCGCTAAGACCGACGACGGATCAGCGACAGTCAAGCGAGCGATGGAGTACCTGCTGGATGTCCTCGCCATCATCGACGGGAGTGGCAATGGACGATGAGGATCTGTTCTACGAGGCTGTTCGGGCCATCACCCTGCTGGTGGCTCAGGCGGGTGGGGAGATCACCGTCACCGTGAGCACGATGCTCAATCTGAAGACGACTGACGTCCTCCAGAGGTTCAACAACCCCGATGGCTCCATCACCTACAGGGTGCTTGACATGAGCGCGGAGGACACCTAGATTCCTCCTTGCTGAACCACGGACCGGAACCTGCGAGGGAACCGGACTCAAGCGCCTCAGGACCCCCGTGGCCCGAGGACTCCAGCGGGACCTGAAATCCCGTAGGTGGGGAAGTAGGTAGACGACCGGCCTTGGCCGTTAGTTGACCGAGGACGGCCCCTAGGGAAACCTGGGGGCCTTTCCTTTTGCCCCACATGCGAGGACTGTGGTGGGTATGGACAACAACGTACTGCTGATCATCGACACCGTCCTGCTCGTCGTCATCCTCATCCTGGTGCTGCTCGGCTGGCGAAGATGAGCCTCGTAGGGATCATCATCATCGTGCTGGTGATCCTTCTGGTCCTCGCCGTGGTCGGAGTCTTCTGAGTGATGTGACCCGCTCAGTACGCTTGGTACTGGGAGGTGCTCATGGGGAACCCGACCCCGAAGCAGCCGATCGTCCTCAACGACGACGGCTCCATCAGCGTCCTGGTCTTCCGTGGCAGGACCCTGCGGATGAACATCCGTCACGCTGGCCTGACCAACTCCACGGGCTACAAGGCCCGCTTCGCCATGACCGCCAAGTACGACGAGACCCCTGTCGTCACCGCCTCATCGGACGATGGGTCGATCACCTTCGAGGCGGCTCTCGCGCCCCTGACAGGGACCTGGGTGAAGATCGTCGTACCCGACGAGGACATGACCCTGGTGGGCCTGCGAAGCGGGAAGCTGGACATCCTCCTGGAGGAGCCGTCCGGCCAGGAGGTCCCCTTCGTGGTGGGTGACTGGATCGTCTGGAAGAACGTGGCCGAATGAGCGTCTCCGAGGTCACCTTCAACGAGGACCTCCTCGTCGTCACGGTGGACACCACGGCTCCCCCAGAGGTGGTCATTGAGCCTGCCGTCGTCGTGGTGGAGATCGCCGCCACCGGATTGCAGGGCGGAACCGGCCCCGCTGGGGACCCCGGAGTCCCCGGCCCACCCGGACCCAAAGGCGATCCCGGCGACGTCACGGTCACGGGGAACGTCTACTACAAGCACGACCAGATGGTTGCCTCGGACGTCTGGCTGATCGTCCACAACCTCGGGTACCACCCCAACGTCGCGGTCCAGGACTCTGGTGGAACGTCATGGGAGACTGAAATCGAGTACATCGACCTGAACTCCTTGTACTCACGCTCGTCGTTCGCATTCGCCGGAACGGCTTACTGCACCTAGGAGATAGACATGGCCGCACGCAAGGTAGGCGTACCCTTCGACTTCCAGAAGCTGGAGATCCAGAACGCTGTCATCCAGAACCTGGCGGCAGCTCCTGGCACCCCCGTTGAGGGCCAGATCTACCACGACACGGTCTCCCACTCCCCGTGGTACCGGAGCAACTCCGCCTGGGTGAACCTGAACCCGGCCTCCCTGCTGGGACTGGCCAACACGTGGACCTCCACCAACGTCTTCAACGGCGCGGTCACGGGCAATAGCACCATCAACCTGACCGGCGTGGGCGGGTCCAGCGTCGGTGGCGTGTTCAGCGCCACCCAGCACACCGCCACCGGCCAGACCGGCGCTGCGGTGTCCACCAAGTACGCGGGCGGCACGGCCTCCGGCGCCCCGGCCTCGGGCACCTTCGCCACGGGCGACTGGATCGTCACCACGGGCGGCGACGTCTGGATCAACACCTCGGGCGGCACCCCCGGCACCTGGGCGCGGGTCGGCAACTGGGTCTTCGGCGCGAACAACACGTGGTCGGGCACGAACGCCTTCAACGCGGCGGTGTCGGGCACTGGCTCGATCACCATGTCGAACACCATCTCGGGCACGGCGCTCATCGCCACTGGCCTGACGGGTGCCACGGCCGCCTCCCGCTACGTCGGCTCCACCGCCTCGGGCTCTCCGGCCACCGGCACGTTCGTCACGGGTGACTGGATCGTCTCCCAGAACGGCGTGATGTGGGTCTGCACCGCGGGCGGCACGCCGGGTACGTGGGCCTCGGCTGGCGGCACGGTCTACAACCAGTCGATCAAGGCCAACAACGCTGCGGCGATCACCCAGCGCAACGTCATCAACTTCGTCAACGGCACCTACACCACGGCCACGGCCACGGACGTCTCGTCCCAGTCGGACGTCAAGTTCGATGTGGCCATCGGAACCCCCGTCTCCGTTGCATTCGGAGGGACCAACTCCAACGGAACCGGCACTGCGCTTGCATTGGCCAACCACCAGCATCAGGGGCCGACCCACGACGGTGCTGCCCACTCGGCAGTCACGATCAACCACCTCGGTGCGACCACCGCCGACTTCTCGATGGCCTCGCACAAGATCACGAACCTGACTGATGGCACGGCGGCCACTGACGCGGCCACATGGGGACAGGTGCAGGGACTCATTCAGGGGCTGGACTGGAAGGCCTCGGTCCGCACCATCGCCCTCACGCAGGGGGCCCTCGCCACCGCCTACGCCAACGGCCAGACCCTCAACGGCCTCACGCTGGCCACGGGCGACCGCATCCTGCTGGCAGGCCAGACGGCAGCGGCTGAGAACGGCATCTACATCGTTGCTTCCTCGGGTGCGCCCACGCGTGCGACAGACGCTGATGCGAATGGCGAGATCGGCATCGGAACGGTGGTCCCGGTCGAAGCCGGTACGGGCGTGGCGAACACGTTCTACTACTGCACCGCCACTGCCGCCACTCCATGGGTGCCGGGAACCAGCACTTCCACGTGGGCCTTCATGTTCACGGTCACGGCCACGCAGGCGGGCAACGGCCTCACCCAGTCCTCCAACATCCTCGCGGTGGGCGCGGGCACGGGCATCGCGGTCACGGCAGACGCCGTGGCAGTGGACCGCACGGGCACCAACAACGCCCATGTCCCGCAGCTGTTCACCACGGCCACGCACGCCTCGGCCACCTCGATCGCCATCACCCACAACCTCGGCCAGCAGTGGGTGATGGCCCAGGTCTACGAGGTGGCGACCCTCTCGCAGGTGGAGGTCGACGTGGTGTGCACGAGCACCTCGGTGACCACCTTCAACTTCGCGGTTGCACCTACCGCCAACACCTACCGCTTCGTCATTCACGGATAGAGTTCGTCTATGGCGAGCAGGAAGTCGCTAGTCCCCTTCACCTTCCCGGCTTCCACGACGGCCGGGGCCTCGGCCAACATCCCTCACGGTACGGCGCCCTCCGCTCCTACCAACGGGGACGTGTGGACGACCACCGCAGGCCTGTACGTGCGGGTCAACGGAGCAACGGTCGGCCCGTTGGGAACCGGTGGTGGGGGCGGAGACGTCTACCTCGCCAACAACCAGACCTTCACGGGCAGCAACGTCTTTGACGAGACGTCCACCACGACGACCACTTCCACGTTCGACACCATCTCCCGCGCTCCTGCCGCGCCCACCACGGACTACGGCAGCGTGTCGATAGCGCCAGCCCTGATCTCCGTCGACGTCTTCTCGGCTGCCGGGACCAAAGACGTCAACATGATGCTGACCGGCTCCAGCGGGGCGTTCTACTCGTCAGACAGCGCGACGAACACCGTCACCCAGATCATCGCGTACACCGATGGCCACGCCAAGATCCGCGCCTACGACACCGGGGCGGAGACCAACCTCTTCGTCTACCCCACCTACGCCAGCATCGCTGGTGGCAAGTTCCTCCTCGCCACCTCGGTGGCGGGGTACGCGAGCATGAACCTCCCTCACGGGGTGGCCCCGACCTCACCCGCCAATGGCGACCTCTGGACCACCACGAGCGGCCTCTACGCCCGCATCAACGGGTCCACGGTCGGTCCCTTCGGCGGGGTTGGAGCAGACGGCGCACCCGGCGCTCAGGGGCCCATCGGCCAGTCGGTCATCCCCTACGGGCGTGCTGGGACTATTGCGGTGGCTACCGGCGTCACCAAGTTCCGCTTCCCCTTCGCCGCCACGATCCTCGGCGTGAGCGCGGCTGTGGGGACAGCACCCACGGGTGCCTCGCTCATTGTGGACGTGAACAAGAACGGCACCACGATCTTCACTACGCAGGGCAACCGACCGGCTATTGCTGACTCCGCCCTGTATGCGACTGAGGTCACCAACATGGACGTCACCTCCTTCGCGGCGGGCGACTACCTGACGGTGGACGTCGACCAGATCGGCTCCACCGTCGCGGGGTCCGACCTCGTGGTGTTCATCCGCTACCGGGACTCCACGGGTGGCGGAATCCTCAACCAGACGATGACCGTGGCGCTGAGCGATGAGGCCACAGCCATCACGACAGGCACGGCCAAGGTGACCATGCGAGCGCCCTCGGCCATGATCCTCACGCAGATCCCCCGCGCCAGCCTGAACACCGCGTCCAGCTCGGGCAACCCCACGGTGGACATCAACGTGGGCGGCTCCTCCATCCTGCATGCCACCAACAAGCTGGCCATCGACGCGAACGAGAAGACCTCCACGACAGCAGCCACGGCCACCTCCCTGGTCACCACGAGCATCGCTGACGATGCGGAGATCACCTTCGACATCGACGTGGCCGGGACAGGGGCCAAGGGCCTGAAAGTCGTCCTCTACTACACGGTGCCGTGATGAGCGGGAACCTCCTGATCAACCCGTTCTTGATGCAGGTTGTCGCCACAGTTCCCGATCAGGTCACCAATCTCGCTGTCGACTGGGGAAACACGTGGGAGGACGCTGGCGGCTGGTGGCTGGCGATCACATGGACGGTCCCCGGCAACGGCGGATCAGCGATCACCGGATACGAGTGGGAGGCGACCAATCAGACGTTCAGCCCTACTTCTGGATCGTTCGGTCCTGTCAGCGGTTCACTCGCTGACGTTGCGATGATGGACGGCTCCAGCGACCCTCACGACTTCCGCCTTCGGGCAGTCAACGCGATAGGCGCTGGCGCTTGGTCTAGTTACGTGACGTTCCAGCCTTAGGAGATCACATGCCCTACCCACACCTGGCCGAGTGCGGCCACTCCACTCACGGAGTCACCTGCGGGCTGTATGAGACGGCAACCTGCTTCCAGTGCGCCAAGATCGTCGCCGCCAAGTCCGCTGGGCGGGATGATATGTACAACATCCTGTCCACCGACCCGAGCATGGAGGTCCAGTTGGCCGCCATGAACGCCCTGAACGCCTGCATCTACGTCATGCCGGAGTTGATGTGAGCAACCCCTTGGAGGAGATGTAAATGGCCATCACGTCCGTCGATGACTACATCGCGTCATCGAAGCAGATCATCCCGTACGTGAAGACGGCGACGACCACCGTCGTGGCAGCCAACCGCTGCTCATCCTTCGACAAGGCGGGCAACCCCGGCGCGGGCACGCTGTCGGCGGGCAACACCGCCAACGGCGTGGTCCCCACCGATGCCACGGCGGGATACCCGGTCATCAACGCGTTCGGAGGGAGCGCCACCGGCTACCTGTCGCGGATCAACTTCAGCGGGAGCGTGGCAGGCAGGCTTGAGGTGTGGGACCGGCTGTTCTCCTGCGGAGCGCACGCCACCACCCCCACCCGCACGATCACGCTGGCCTCGGTCCCCTCGTTCTCCTCCCGCGTCCCCAACTCCGACTACACGGGGCTGAGGATCTTCCTTGAGGTCACGACCACGCTGGCTTCGAGCGCGACGACGGTCTACGTCACCTACACCAACCAGGCGGGCACGACGGGACGGACCTCGGGCACCACGGCCTCCCTGTCGGGCTTCGTGATCGGGCGCTGGGTCGAACTGCCCCTTCAGGCGGGCGACTCGGGTGTCCAGTCGATCCAGACCATCGTCGTGGGCGGCACTGCTGCGGCTACGGGTGCCTTCAACATCAACGTCATGCGTCCGCTGTGGACGGGGCGCGTGCCAGCAGCCAACTTCCAGGACATCCACGGGCTGGACAAGACGGGGCTGCCCATCGTCTACGCGGACTCGGCGCTGCTGGTGTGCATGATCCCCGACTCCACCTCCAGCGGAACGGTGGACTGTCAGCTGGAGATTGCGAACCTGTAATGGCGATCACGACCTTGGAGCAGTTGCGGTCTGCGCCGACGCAGGTTCTTTCCTACCAGAAGATCCTGCAAGGCACAGGGCCGCGAGTTCAGGTCGGATACCCCACGGCTCTGGCGGCATCGTCGGCAGGCCTGACGCTTGGCAACACGACGACGGGCATCGTGCCCACGGGTGACACTGCTGGCTTCCCCCACATCGACACCTTCGGGGCAGGGGCGACGGGGTACCTGGCCAGCCTTCAGGTAGCCCAGTCGGGCCAGGGGCTGGTGACCATCTACGACGCGGTGTTCGGCGTGGGAGCGCTGTCCCACCTGACCGTGCAGACCTTCACGCTCGCCAGCCAGCCGTCCTACTCAGGACGCATCCCCAACTCCGACTACACCAACACGGTGCTGGCGTGGGAGGTCTGTGAGGCCACCTCGTCTGGGACGTCGGCGGTGACCGTGGGCTACACCAATCAGGACGGGACGGCAGGCCGGGTGACGAGCCAGACAGGCATGTCCGGCAGGGCGGCGGGATACGTGAACTACTTCACCCTCCAGTCAGGCGACACCGGGGTGCAGTCGGTCCAGAACATCACCATCGTCGGCACCTCGCTCACCACAGGATCGTTCAACGTCTGGGTGCTCAGGAAACTGCCACTGTTCCCCACCATGTCATGGACCATCCCCGAGGAGCGCTTCTACGACCTCTTCGAGACCGGTCTGATGCCGGTCCATCAGGACACCGCGCTGTGGGTGGCCAGCGCGGCGACATCAGCGGGGCTGAACGCCCTGTTCGAGATTGCGAACGGCTGATGAGCATCGTCTCGCCCAGGCACCTGGGGCCGCTGGACGTCGATGGCTACCCCATGCGCTTCTACGGGGGCCAGCGCTTCCACATCTTCAGCGGGTCAGGGTTCCCCTCAGCGTCAGCGACCACCTACACCGGGGTCGGGGTGCAGGCCATGCTGACGAGCTTCCTGTTCGACCCCGTTCCCCCTCCGCCTCCCCTGGTGGAGTCGTGGGGCTTCCTGAGCCTGTAGGGACGGTAGACGCTCGGGGGACAATAGGACCATGGAGCAGGCATGATCAGGTTCATCAACAAGCGCGGCTGGCACCCGGTTGGGCTGGGATTGAGCCTCTACCTGCTCGGAATCCTCGCGTTCAACCTCTTCCACATCGACGTGATCGAGAACCTCTTCCTGTCCGACCTGCTCATCGCCTTCGCCTCGGTGGCACTGGTGTCCATCACCGCAGGATGGGCGGTCAACAACTCCCGGATGCTCTCGGTGGGGTTCATCCTCACCGGCTTCACGACCGTGACCAGAAGCGTGTTCATCGGGGTGGACCACGGCTGGGATGCCATAGGGGTGTGGCTGGGGCTGGCGGTGGGGGTCATCGCCATAGGCTCCTACGTCAAGGAGGGCCATGCCCGCCAGAGGGAGCGTCTAAATGTCGCCAGGTCTTGATAGCGCGATAGCCGTGCTGGCGGGGGCCATCGCCACGGCCATCGGCCTGTGGGCCAACTACAAATGGGGACCTGCGGCCAAGGAGCGCAAGTACGAGCGTCGGGTCAACATCCGCGTGCGGGAGCGCGATCGGGTGGAGGGCCGTGACGATCGTCATGAGCGCGAGAACTGGGACGCGCCGCTTCCTGAAGAGGACTAAAAGCCTGAGAGTGCGTTACAGTCCGTCCCAAGATGACCGCCATCTGGGGAGTGGACCTTGGAGTACGGAGCCTCTACGTTGCCCGCCTTGATGACGGGCGCCTGGATCTCTACTCCCATAGCAGCCTCCGTATCCACAAGCAGGACCGATGCGTTGAGCTCTCTGCCCTTAGAGCCTGGCTTCAGCAGTTCCCGCCCGCTGGTACCTGGTGGGCGGAAGAACCCCCGCTGGCAGGCGCTCGCAACCTCCAGACTTTCCTCCACCTATCGCAGGTCAGTGGCGTTGTGGCTTGCTCTACACCGGCCACCCTCGTCCCCGTATCCACGTGGAAGCTCGGGACGGTAGGCAATGGGTCAGCCTCAAAGGACCTCGTCGCTCGGTGGCTCAAGCGTCGCCATCCGGCCCACTTTGAGGCTTGTGCCGGTAATCAGAACTACATCGACGCCACCTGCATCGCGCTCTATGGAGCGAGTCTGGGTGCGGGCTGACCTGCTCGTCACCACCCAGACCTACCCCGAGGCCGTGGTCACCGAGCAGGTGATCCGCCGCAACCTGATGCCCGAGTGGCACGAGAACGCCAAGTGCCGCACCGTGGAGAAGCCCGACGACATGTTCTTCGGGGAGAAGGACCCGGAGGAGGACGGCTACACCACCAGGACCTCCTTGACCATCACCAAGATCCGTGAGGTCAAGGAGTTCTGTCGTTCCTGCCCCGTTTTTGTCCAGTGCCTGACCCATGCCCTGACCACACCGGAACGTCACGGAATATGGGCGGGGACATCCAAGAGGACACGGGGACGCATCCTCGCCCTCGTAGACTTGGGGGAGGTCACCATCATCGAAGTGGTGCAGGACTACCTGGAGGGGAGGGAGAAGAAGTATGAGTCGATCCGACGTCGCGATGCGTGAGGACGGGCTGGCCATCCGCGGCTCCGTCCAGGACAACGCGTACCAGGCCTACCAGATGCACCTCGGGGGCAAGGACTGGGAGGAAGTGGCCAAGGTCCTCGGCTACGCCAACGGCAAGACCGCTCAAGTCGAGGTGCGCCAGTACATCACCCGCGCGGCCGTCCAGATGGACATGGCGAAGCGGGAGGAAGTCCTCGGCATCGAGATGGCTCGCCTCGATGCCCTCCAGAGCGCGGTGTGGGATGCCGCCATGGACGGGGACACCAAGGCCGTGGACAGCGTGCTGCGGGTCATGGCCCACCGCGCCAAGCTGCTGGGACTCGAACTCATCGCCCAGGGCAATGGGACCGTCAACCACAACACTGTCGTCGTGCAGGGGGACACACAGGACTTCATTCGCTCGCTCCAGTTGGTGAATGGCGGGCAGTCAGAGTGAAGCCACAGCCAAAACCTGAGGATGCAATCCCCCGAGATTCGATGGGGTTCTTCAACCTCGGGAAGGGCTGGACTCCTCTGGAATACGTGCTGGTGGTCAAGTGCCTGAACCCCGAAGGGGAGGTCAGGTACCGGGAGATGACCTCCAAGTCGCTCACGCCCACCGAAGCCCTTGGCATGGTGGTGAGCATGGGGGACACTCTGCGGAACAGGCTCATGCGCAATGCCAGCAACTTCCGCGAGGAGTCATGAACGCCACCGTCGTCTGCTCCCACTGCAACACCTGCGTGCCTGCGGGCAAGTACTACGAGCACCTCCAGACCCAACACGATGAGGATGAGGACTGATGCAGCAGATAGCCGAGTACAGCCTGTGGGCGCTGCTGGGGGCATTGGCCTACACCGGCATCCACATGACCATCGTGGAGATCAGGGCTTCCAGGAAGCTGGAGCGCGAAGCGCTCAAGAAGACCTACACCCACGACTATTCAGGTCTGGACAGGCTCGATGGGCTGGTCAGGGATGGAGTGGCCCAGATGCGCGAGGACCAGGAGCGCCAGAGGCGCTCGGAGCACATTCGCTGGATGGAGGGCTCATGATCGGGGACAAGGACCTCATCAACCGCTTCGGATACCACCCGCCCAAGGACGAGGTGATCGTCCAGAAGCACGAGACCATGAGGACCACCTGCCTGGCCCTGGCGCGGATCATGGACTCCTCCCTGCCCGATGGGCGGGAGAAGAGCCTCGCGATCACCAAGTTGGAGGAGGCCATGTTCTGGGGGAACGCTGCCATTGCCCGTGACCCTGAGCCGAAGGGGAAGTACGCATGACCTTCTTTCGCGAGGAGGATGTCTACCGCGCCTTCGGGCTGCGGGTGACCAAGAAGGGCAAGATCAAGAACATCAAGCGGCAGAGGATCAACGGGATGCGCCCACACTTCGTCATCCTTGACGAGATCAAGGAGTACACCGAGGAGGAGCGAACCTGCCCTACCTGTGGGGATAGGGACTTCCGCCATCTGCCCTCCTGCACTGCCCAGCGCAACGCCCCCATCCAGTGGGTCAACTCCCATGAGCGCACCTGCGCCTGCTTCTACTGCCGATACGACGTGATGGAACCGGAGCCGACCAGATGAAGGACAGCACAGGGACGTTCCTCTCCTTCGTGATCGGGCTGAGCCTGCTGGCCCTCATCGCGATGGTCGTAGGGCTGCACGAGGTGGGGTGGAGATGATCAAGGAGACCTGCTCCTGTGGGGCACACTTCGAGTACACCCCCACTGGGTACAACCCGGTGAAGGAAGCAGACGCTGCCAAAGAGTGGCGCAGGGAGCACAGGCACACTGCAACAGCGCAGGAGATCATCGACTCCATCCCCGAGGACTGGAGGTTCAACCCCCAGCGCTATGGCTCAGGGACAGCCAAGGCAGGGGTCGGGGAGTACACCCTCAACGAGGACTTCGTGGTTGCCCACAATGGTGAGCCGTGCTGGATCGGCAAGAGGCCCATCCCCGACGGCTGGGACCAGTGGGCCATCGCCTACAAGAAGAACTACATGAGCGTGGTCGATGACATCTCCATCCCCGAGCCACCCGAGCCCTTCGCCAAGCCCATGAACGTCCGCACCGCCATGTTCGACAGCCCTGCGTGACGTCGCTGGGAGGATAGAGCTATGAGAGACGCATTCGGGGTAGAGCGCGGGGACATCTCCAAGGGACTGTTCCAGCCAGCAGCCGTAGCGGCCAAGAACAACTTCAGGGCGGGCTTTGGGGCCAACCCCGTCAAGCGCTACCTGACCACCCACTTCCCCCGCACCACCAAGGCGGGACGCAATCAGCTGCGCAGGGTGAACGCCAACGCTGCGTCCACGCGTGCAGCACGCGTGGAGCAGAGCAACAAGGATCTCGCTGCTGGGCGTCGTCATGACGCCGAGATGGCCCGGTGGAGGGCGTCGCAGTAGTCAGCCCTGCGTGACGCCCCTGAGAGACTGGTCATAGCCAGCAGGGTGAGGTGGGCATAGCCCTGCTGGCCCGACTTAGGAGGACAGATGCAGGACGCATTCGGTGTTGACCGGGACCTCGTGAGCAAGGGCGAGAAGACCAAGCGAGCAGCCATCATCGGTGGGTCAGCAGCAGGTGGTGCAGTGCTGGGCAATGCCCCTCTGGCAGCCCTGGCAGCAGCCCAGCGTGGCTCAGTGGGCTACGGCGAGAAGGGCAAGCACGCTGTCCACTCCCGCAGCGGAGCGCTCAAGGGCGCAGCCAAGGGCGTAGGCGGGGCGTACAACCCGATGGAGTGGGCACGCACAGCGCGGGTCAAGGGCGGCAAGACAGGCCTTGCCCTGGCAGCGGTCCCCGTCCTCGGTGGCGCAGCCGCAGGTGGCTCGTTCGCCGCCCACAAGACCAAGGTGGCCAAGTCCGACAAGACCTCGACGGTCATGGGCATTGCCGGTGGCGGTGCAGGCGCAGGCGCTGGGGCTGGCGTGGTGGCAGCGGGACGCAAGACGTGGAACGCCGACCATCTGCCCACGAAGGCCCAGACGCCCCTGGAGAGCAAGATCTGGGCAGGTCACCAGCTCCATGAGGGCGGAACGCCCTCCATGAAGGACATCCGCACGCCGGGGGAGAAGGCTGCGGGCAAGGTGTTCAACCCCAAGCTCGGGCGCATCGGTCGCTGGGGCAAGGGCAAGACGGCCGCTGCTGTCGCTGCCCCTGCTGTCCTGCTCGCGGGTGCAGGAGCCGTTGCTGGTCGTGGGCGCAACAAGGACGCGAAGGTCCACCTGTGATCAGCGCGTTCGGGGTCGTTCACAAGGCCATGACCGAGGCTCAGGCCGATGCCATGCTGCGGGGAGGAACACCCAAGCCCAAGTACACCGGCCCGGACATGACCGAGCGTGGCCGCCTGATGGCGCGGATGGACACCCGCGAGGTCATGCGCTACACGGCCTCTGACGCCTTCCCGCGCAAGAAGGGCAAGGTGGCTGCCAAGCTGCTCAAGCTGGTGCGCCGATGACCGATGCCTTCGGAGTCAACAAGTCCCTCCTGGATGTGGTTCGTCCAGTCAAGAGGGGCGCTCAGGCTGCTCAGAAGGTCAAGCTCGTACCAGCACAGCCCGGCAACTTCGTCCACTGGGACCCGGTGAAGGCCAAGGCTCTCCTCGATCCCGCAACGAAGAAGGCCGTTGCCACCCAGCAGGAGCGCTACGCCACCCGCATGTCGTTCGGCAAGAGCGATGCCTTCGGGGTTGAGCACGTGTCCAAGGGCGCAGGAGCGCAGAAGGTCATCTCGCGGGGCAGGACGCTCACGCTCAAGGCCAAGGAGGCGCCCGTCAAGGCGCAGGTCAACGTCCTGTCCGCAGGGGACAAGCTCGTGCACTCCAGCAAGCGTGGACGACGCGCCATGGGCGCCTTCATGCAGCAGATCGGCTACCGGCCTGACTACCTTGGGATGGCAGCAGCAAGCCTGCCCAAGACCCTGCTGAGGACCGCATGACCGATCTCACCATCGTCGCCAAGGTCACCAGGACAGCCCTGAGCCTGGGTGACCTGGACATCAACGACCACACCTCCTATGTGCTGGCAGGTCCCTCGGCCATGGGCGCGCAGGTGTCCTGGGACCGCAGGCAGGTGTCCGCCCCCTGGGTGGATGGGGACATCACCGTCTCCCGCAGGCGGACCAACGTCATGGAGCCCCTGAGCGTGTACGTCAAGGGCAGCACGCAGGCGGACATGGACACCAAGATCGGTGCCCTCATCACCGCCTTCTGCCAGGACCGCTACACCCTGATGATCACCGTGGGCTCCCAGCAGCACGCATGGGACTGTGAGGCCGCGGACTACATGGTCCAGTTCGACACCGTCCACCTGCACGCCCTCTACGCGGTGACGACCTTCCAGGTCCCGCGCAAGCCCGTCGCGCTGAGCGGAGCGTTCTGATGCTGAGCCAGTACGGGGCCAACCTCATGGTGGGCGTGCTCACCGGGCAGCAGACCATGCCCACCAGCCTGTGGCTCGCCCTGCTGGACACCACCGCTGCCGCCGATGACACGGGCACGGACATCGCCGCCTACGAGCCCACGGACCCTGCCTACGTGCGCCAGGAGATCCCCCTGGACGGGCTGACCTCCTGGACGGCGACCACGGCGGGTGCCAGCCTGTTCACGGCACCGCTCATCTACTCCAACGCCGATGCCGACTGGCCCATCCTGCGCCACTACGCGCTGTGCACCGAGAGCGTCGATGGTGAGGTCGTCCTCTATGCGCCCCTGCCCTACACGGTGACGATCAAGGCCCTGTCCTTCGTCACGATCCCGTCCAACTCCCTCTCGGTGGAGGCGTTCTGATGGGCTCCTACCTCGTCCCCATCCTCAACCACATCATGGGCATCGAGCCCTTCCTCGCCTACGAGTGGTACATCGGCCTCTACACCCCAGGAGGCGAGCCCAAGGTGGACCTGGCCGCCTGTGAGATTGCTGGCACCCGCGTCGCCCTCGTCCCCGATGCCGATCTCCAGCCCTATGACACGACGGCGTTGACGAACAACGCGGACATCACCTTCCTCAACCTGCCCGCAGGGGCCATCGCGGGATGGTTCGTGGTCAACGGGCTGACCGAGATGGACGTGTCATGGTCGGGTGGATTCAGCACCTACGTGAACGTGGGCGAGGGCGATAGCCTCGTGCTGGGGTGGAACCGGGTGATCTTGCAGATGAACGACGGGACGACAGCCCTTCCGCCTGATGGCGGTGGCGGTGGCGGCGAAGGATGACTACTGAGGAGAACTGATGGGCAAGTTGTCGAACACGTACGCGAACCTCACGTTGGACATCGCCTTTGGCAAGGCGACCAACACCTTCCCCGCGATCTTCTACGTCGGGCTGTCCAGCACCGAGCCCACGGACACCGGCACCAATGTCACCGAGCCTGCGGGAGGCAGCGGGTATGCGCGTGTGGGCGTGACCAACAGCGCCACCTACTGGAGCGCAGCAGTCTCGCGGGTCAAGGCCAACGCCCAGAACGTCACCTTCGCCGTGGCCACCGCCGACTGGGCCTCGGGCTCAGACCTCACCCACTTCGTGATCTACGACGCCATCTCGGGTGGCAACTTCGTGGGCTGGGGAGCCTTGGACAACCCCGCTCCTGTCCTCACTGGTGTCCAGGCTGCCTTCGCTCCAGGAGCACTCACCATCACGATGCCTGGGACGTAGTCCATGGCCACTCGCCTGTATGTCGACCAGGCGACTACTCCCCCGGTATCGCCTGCCTTTGACGCTGAGTGGAACGTCACCGCCAGCGCTCTTCGGCGTGCCATCCAGCATCGTCCCTCCTTGGTGACCACCACCACGACAGTGGTGAACACCGAGACCTCCACCACAGCCCAACTGGACTACCTCGCCTACCAGTTCGTGTCCGCCCCCTTGATCGGTGACCAGACCATCTCGGGCACGCTCAAGACGCTCCTACGCGCGCGTGAGTCCAGCACGGCGGGCGACTACCGACCGCAGATCATCGCCAAGGTCGTGTCCGGGGATGGCACGACCGTGCGGGGCACGCTCTATGCAGGTGACCTCGCCACCACGCTGGCCAATGAGCTGACCCAGTCGACGTCCTCGTACTACACGACGTGGTTCCCCGGTGGGGCCTCGACAGGGGCAACCCTGAGCAGCGTGGATGCCCTCGATGGGGATCGCCTCGTCGTCGAGGTGGGCGTCCGGGCATTCAACGTCTCGGCCACCTCCATGAGCGCCAGCATCCAGGCTATGGCTTACGGCTCCTACGCCGATGCCACAGCCAGCGGGTCCACGACCACCACGCTCAACACCTGGCTGGAGTTCTCCCAGGACATCGCGATGGTGGGCCAGCTCCATGGCGACATCGACGCCACGGCTGAGGTTGACCCGCTCCACCTGGACTACTCCTGGAACGCTGTCGGCCGCATGGACATGGCGACGGACCTCGTGGGTGACGCCGTCATGTGGGACCAGCGGACCTTCTACGGCGACCTGTCCATGACCATGGACATGGAGCTCTCCGCACACCTGAAGCTGAACGAGTACCAGTGGTTGAGCGGGAACATCGACGCCAGCACCGAGCCTGCCGGGGACATCTGGACCTTCCAGGGACTGAGCGGCTCCATGGACATGGCCACCGAGCTGACCGTGCATGCCTCGCGGGTGTTCCAGTTCGCCCCGTGGCTGTTCGCCCCCGTGTTCTCGGAGATCCTGATCATGGACCTCACGGAAGTCGAACCGCCCAGCCTCTACACGGAGATCGCCCTGGGGTCGGCCACCTTCTCGATGGACACCACGATGCGTCGTGCCATCGTCCACAAGACCATCGTGGTGCCTGAGCCCCCTGCTCCCCACGTTCCGCCCACGCCCGATCCCGAGGACCCGCCTGAGGCTGCCATCGACGTCACGCCACCCGTCGCGGGAGGCATCATCCTGCGTGCGCTGCATGGCATCGTGGTGGACATGGACACTCCCACGATCACGGACGGGAAGCCCTCCTCATGAGCTGGACCTACGACACCAGCGTCAACCCGAACGGGTACGGGCTGTTCTGGATCAAGGTGTGGAACACCAAGGGGGACGAGTACGACGTCACCTACCTTCGCGGCGTGCCCACAGTCGTGGAGAACATGACCTTCGCCGACCCCTTCGGGGATGCCACGGCCGTGCTCAAGTTCGCCCAGGTGACAGGCTTCGACGGGGTGACCAGCCTGCCGTGGCTCAAGGAGTTCACCAACGTCGACATCTACTGGCTGCCCTGCACCTCCACGCAGTGGAACACAGGCGAGCAGTTGGTCATCGACCCCATCACCAACCAGCGCACGCTCTATCTGCACGAGAAGGACCAGTTGGGCGATCCCATCCTGCCCATGTGGGAGGGCTTCTTCGTCAGCCTCGATCCCTCTCCCGAAGGGACATCGGTCACCTGCCAGGGCTGCCTGTACCAACTGGATCGCTACTTCGCCAAGCCCCTGTTCCCGTGGCGCCCCAAGACCGTGGAGTCGATGATCGCCCGCTACTTCGACCCGCGCAGGCGCGGGCTGTGGACGCAGCCGCTGGTGATCGAGTTCGGGGACGGCCCCTACACCGATACGGTCCCCGACTCCAAGGACTGCGTGATCAGGGACGGCGAGGACTGGACGCGCCGCTACACCGTCGCCAAGCGCAAGAAGTACCGCGACCTCGGCCCGCGCTACGTGCCCACGGGCATCTACCCCGGTGGGACCGAGTGGGACCCGGACCTGTCGACCTACGTGGTCAAGCCCGACCCGCCCTTCACGGGCTTCGTCACGCGCAACTCGGGGTCATGGGAGAAGGCCCTGACGGGCTACATCCAGGGCCAGCTGAGCATCCTCTACACCAAGTCCGACTCCTCCACAGCCCTGATGAAGGGCGACCAGTGGACGATCACCAAGGACCCCGGCCGCATCCCGCGCCTGTACGTGCGCAAGCAGACGCGCGTGCCCGACCTGGTGTGCTGGTACGGGCAGCCGGGCGTGGAGGTGCGCGTCAACAGGGATGGCAATCAGGCCTCCAACGTGGTGTTCGGCAACGGCCGCGGCATGGACGACACCTCGTGGACGACGGTCTTCCAGCCTGACGATGCCCCGTGGAGCGCATGGGAGCCGCTGGCGAGCATCAAGGACGTCCGGGGCATCAACGTCTACCACTACGGCTACGAGCCCCTCCCGACCGATCCTGACATCCCTGAGCTGCGTGACCCCACGCCCAGCCCCAAGAACCCGGCCGAGCTCTACTGGAGCGACGACCAGGTGCAGCGGCTCTATGACGGCTACGAGGGCTGGACGGAGCGCACCGAGGGCATCGTGGTGGCCGAGCGCATGGCGCAGTTCCCCGATGGGATCAACCTCGCCGATGCGCAGGAGATCTCGGAGAACTGGCTGGAGCGGGACAAGGACCCCGGCTGGTCAGGGGAGATCACCATCCAGGTGGACCTGCGCGACTCCAATGGCGACCCCGTGTGCAAGTGGGACATCCGCGCGGGCATGTGCATCCTGGTCAAGGGCTTCAACGGCTTCAACACCGAGGAGCAGGGGATCAACAAGTTCCACATCTCGCAGGTGAACATGAACCCCCAGGGCGGGTCGGTCTCCCTGACGGTGGACACCAAGTTCCGCGACCTGCTGACCGTGGAGGAGGCCATCGCCTCCGGTCGTGACACCCTCACACCCATCAAGGCGCTCCAGGTCAACAAGCGATCGGTGATGATCGACGACCTCGTCTACCCGTGGAACAACACCGCTGGCTCGGGCTACTTCCCGCGCTCCCAGCGCTTCACGGACTGGAGCACGTCCTTCCCCCACTTGGACGGGGAGGTCAGCACCTTGTCCGACCCGCCATCCAAGTTCTACAAGACCGACCATCGCACCACCATCACCGACTGGCCGAACACCCCCAGGCACATCCTCATGGGGGAGAAGATGCTCAACACGGTGACCAAGGACGTCCACCAGGGGAAGAACCCCTACGTGGCCGTGCACGCGGGAGATGCCGACCAGAACCGTCGCTGGGCCTTCATGCCCATGCTGCTGGCCCAGGCAGGGTCGATCAACCGCACCGAGTTCGCCGCCTACTACGAGGACGGCACGCTCGCGCCCGTGGAGTTCCACGTCAGCTTCTACTACGTGTGGAACATCGACCGATCGTCCATGCCGCTCAACCCCGACACCTCGCAGCACGCTGCCCTGTTCCCCAACGCCTTCGAGAGCAGGCAGCCCAACGGCAATCCCTGGCCCAACCCCGACCTGTATGCCCCGCGCACGCAGGAGGGCTTCATCATCGGCTGGGGCACCTACGAGCGCCCTGCTGGCTACTCTCCGAGGATGAAGGACGGCATCGCCACCCCCACGGGCATGATGGTGGACGGCGCTGGCTGGTCGTTCGACTTCTCTGGGCAGAACAAGGACTTCAACCCCAGCGAGGAGGGCAAGAACAGGACGGAGGTCCTGACGGGCCTGAACGGCATCTCCATCGGTGTTGCCCTCTATGCGCAGTTCGAGGATGGCGAGGTGGTCAGCGGTGACGCTGGCTGGATCTACGTCAAGGGCCGTGCGTACCGCGACCTGAGCACGAGGTAGCCGTGGCCTACCCCTTCGATCCTGCCAAGGTTCCCTCTCCCGAGGTGCCGCAGCCGCTGACGGGAACGTACAACGGGGGATTCAACTACGAAACCTACGTGCCCAGTGGCGAAGTCGCAGGGACGTGGATCGTCGGAGTCCTGGACACTGACTACTTCGTCACTACGACATGGACCGATGCAGATCACCGGGTGCTCCAGCTGTGGCGGACGAGCCCTATAACGAACATCCCCGCCATCGTGATCGACACCTACGTGGTCGGGTTCGAGGCCGACCAGAGGTTCAACACCGCGTTCAACGATGCAGGGCTGTGCGTAGCCACGTACCCGGACAACTGGGCGGACCCCGAGACGGAGACATTCGCCCTCATCATCGAGCGGAGCAAGTCGAAGCTCAAGGTGACCAAGATCCTTCTCCAGAACAGCAGCCTGAAGTCAGGAGCGCTGTTTGTGAGTCAGGACTCGCAGAGGATCTTCATCTACGACGATTACGTCATCGACGGCTGGGACCTGACTGGCGCTCACGTCCTGGAAAGGCAGATCGACCATGCCTACGAAGAGGACCCCTACTCGGGCGAGATCCTGTCGTTCGTCACCGGCGACAGGCTTCTGTGGAAGAACACGACTCCTCCGTTCTGGTGGAACGACTTCGGCATGTACTCGTCCCTGGAGGGCAGCAGTGGGACGGTCATCTACCCCGTGCACTTCCTGCGGAACTACCGATGGGAGTCGTACGAGTTCACCTGGCCTGAGTACCCCTACGAACCAGGCTTGATGACAGGAATGCGCCCTGTCGATGAAGACGTGACCACGTTCCCCAATGAGGTGCGGAGCAAGGGGGAGTACGACTACACCTTCTACGTGCCCGACTATGCGAACGGCGAGAGGTGGTCCTACGGGGGCGGGTCGTGGTACACGCTTGACACGGTATACACCCCAGAGTCGTGCACGATGACCTTCTCGGTCCCGTGGGGATTGGGGAGCAGCTACTTCCTCGCGGGCATCTTCGGCGGCTACGAGAACAACCCGACCTTCATCAAGCGCATGACAGCGAACGGCCCTCACAACGGGACGATGTGGGTGAACGGCGAGGTGGTGGCCACGAACATCGGGTACGGGACCGGGCACATCTACCTCGGCACGAGCATGGGCAGCATCCACTACACCGAATGGTGCACGGCATCCGTGTCGTTCGACATCCCGATCCCGCCACCCGGCTATCACGACTTCCATGTGGAGATCGACACACGGTGGCCCACGGACGAGGAGCTGGACGACGGTGGCGCCACCCCATACGACGTCCTCGGGTATGGCGGTCCCTTCTACCACTCGGTCGCGGGATATCAGGACATCAGCCCTCCCTACTGGGAGTACAGCGTCGATCCCATCCAGGGGAGGAACTACAGCTACGACAGCTACCCGTGCGGCAACACTGGGTGGATGAGTAGGGGAGCCGGGACGATGACGTTCAAGATCGACTCCACTGACCGAGGAGGCGGGTACTACGAGCTGCGCGACCTCAACTCCCCGTGGGGGCCCAATAGGACAGGGGCCACTCCACCGCTCAGTTCGATAGAGAGCCTAGGCGAGCAGTTCTGGGAGCGAATGCCCATCAGCCCAAGGGACATGTTGTTCTACCAGTACGGCGGGTCTTCCATCAACTATCGCCAGTTGACTACCGCGGGTGACGTGCTGGCATACACGAACGACTGGCGGACGATTCCCACGCCAGACTGGGAGCCGCACTCTGTCTCCCAGATCAGGGCCAGCTCGTGGCTGGGACATGTCGCCTTCGCCCCGTGGCTCGACAAGGGCGTGCCCACGTGAAGGTCTACTGGCTCAACACCGTCACGGGCGAGACGGCCGCCTCGCAGGTGTCGCTCACGCGGTTCAACGAGCAGACCGGGAACACCGTCACGGTGTATGCGGAGAGCGTCCTCGCGGTGGGCTACAAGACCACGCTGTTCGAGTACGAGGACTGGGGAGAATATGCGGTCTTCTCCCTGCCGCACGTTGTCGCGGATCTAGGGGACGTCATTCCCATGCGCATGAAGCAGAGGGATGATGGCTATGGGGTTGACGAGAGGCACTCGCGCATCCGGACCATGAGGGAGGAGAGGGCGAGTTCCAGCACGGCGAGCACGCGCATCCACTCCTTCGGCAGCAACACCTACGACTGATGGACGAGATCACCGTCTGCGTCTCGGGCAGGCAGATCGGCAGGCTCGTCGTCAGGGAGGACGGCGTGATCGACAAGGTGTGGGTGGAACCTGAGTGGAGGCGCAAGGGCGTCGGGCGTTTCATGTGGAGCCTCGCCAACGAGGCGGGGCTGCGCCCCTGCCACTCCCGGAACATCACCGAGGAGGGTCTGGCATGGGCCAGGGCGGTAGGCGGGCACATCCCCGAGCAGATCGTCATCAACCGGCCTAGGTGACACGAGTGAAAGACTAAAGGGGAAAGGGAGGTGCCCAAGTGGATACCAATCTCGTCATGTGGGGACTCGTGGTCGGCTTCTTCATGCCGATCCTCATCTCGGTCGTCCAGCAGCCTTCGTGGAGCGAGCCGGTGCGCTCGCTGGTCATGTTCGCTGCCTCAGCCATTGCAGGCTTCGGGACGGCATGGTTCGAGGGGAGGCTGAACGGGGTGGACATCACCACGGCCATCCTCGTCGTCATGGTCACGACCATCGCCACGTACAAGGGGTTCTGGCAGCCGAACGGGGTCTCTCCGAAGATCGAGGTAGCCACCTCGCCCAAGAAGGATGTGCCCAATGCCTGATGAGAATGACCAGCCTGCCCTGCCGTTCGATGACGAGGACGGCGACCTGAAGACTTCCGCTCCCAGCGGCAAGTTCATCGACCAGCCCAATGAGGAGGAGGGCGATGAGTAGCCTCGATCGCACGGTCCGCGAAGCCATCCTGTTCAGCCGCGGCCAGATCCTGCACCCCTCCCAGTCGTGGGAGGGACTTTGCCAGAGCCACTGTAGGCAGGCTTACGGTGTAAGGGCGTGGGCCCCGAGTGCCATCACGGCCTGGGGCAAGATCCCCCGGCGCGAGAAGGTCGTCGGGCGGCCCGTGACGGCCGCTCCCCGCGGAGCGCTTCTCTACTATGCGGGCGGAAAGTACGGACACGTGGCCATTGCTGCGGGGATCAAGACCCACGACAAGTGCCTGAGCAACGACTACGTCCGGCAGGGCAAGATCGACTACGCCCCGCGCACGTTCCCTGGCTGGGGCCTGCGCTACCTGGGCTACTCGTTCTGGACCCCGTTCGGTGAGTTGAAGCACTAGTGGCACTTACGTACTACGCCGTCCGCCCCCTCACAGTGGGCGGCGTGACCTATGGCCCCGGCGATGTCGTGCCTTCGGCGTCGCTGGGGTCATCGGCTCTGCTGCGGATCAAGCAGGGCCTGATCACGGCTGATGGTGCCCCCGTGGGGTCGGCCAGTGGGGACAACCCGCTGTGGGACGACCTGCGGGTGTCCATCGTGCGGGCAGCGGTGTCCACCGACCCGCCGACCCTGGTCAACTTCCGCAACACCACGATGGGCTTCCGGTTCATCCAGGACGCCACCAACTCGGTGATGTTCGACGCCCAGATCCCGCACACGTGGGACGAGGGCACGGAGATCCGCCCGCACCTGCACTGGTCGCCGGGCAACTCCACGAACACGGGTGTGGTCCGCTGGGGGCTGGAGTACACGTGGGCCAACGCCACGGAGGCCTTCCCGGCGAGCACCACGCTCTACGTGAATGCCGCTGCGGCGGGAGTGGCCTACTCCCACCAGATCGCGCAGTTCGCCCCGCTGGATGGGACGGGCAAGCGGGTGAGCAGCGTGTTCTCCTGCCGCCTGTTCCGCGAGGGCGCGAACGCGGCCGACACCTTCACCGTGGGTGCCTTCGGTCTCTCCTTCGACTTCCACTACCAGGCTTCCGGGGACGGCACGGTCGCCGAGTACCCCGGAGCCTGAGGTGCCGCAGTTCTACCTCGGGCGGCTGCCGGAGACCGATGACGAGCTCTGGCACGTCGTCAACACGATGTGGGGCGTGGTCATCCCGCGCCACACCTGCGGGAACCCCGACCACACCCCGCCCTTCACGGCCTTCGCGGACGCGTACTTCAACAGGGGGCCGAGCACCTGCCTGTGGCATGGGAGCCGCGGCCTGTCGGGCAAGTCCTTCATGCTGGGCATCCTGGGGCTGACCAAGACCTTCCTGCTGGGCGCGGACACCAACCTGCTGGGCGGCTCCCTCGCGCAGTCCTCCAACCTCCATGAGCACATGAGGAACGCCCTCAACTACGAGAACAGCCCTCGGTACATGATCGAGACCGAGAGCCAGACGCTCATCAAGCTGACGAACAAGGCCAAGATCCGCCCGCTGACGGCAAGCCAGAAGACCGTCCGTGGCCCCCACCCGCCGTTCCTCATCCTCGACGAGATCGACGAGATGGACATCGACATCCTCGATGCGGCCCTCGGCCAGCCGATGCCACAGAAGAACTACCTCGGCGAGGTCATCCAGCCCTACACCGTAATGTGCTCTACTTGGCAGAACCCTGAGGGAACCTTCACTGAGGTCAGGAAGCGCTTCGAGGACCGCGGGCTGCCCATCGTGCAGTGGTGCTACCAGTGCTCGGCCAACCCCATCGACGGCTGGCTCACCCAGGAGACCATCGACGCCAAGAAGCTGGAGATCCCGGCCGAGATGTGGCGCACCGAGTACGAGCTCGGTGAGCCTGCCATCGGCAACCGCGCCTTCAACACCGAGGCCGTGGACAGGATGTTCGACAAGGCTCCCGAGCCCCTGAAGGAGAAGGTCAGCAAGGACTTCGAGGAGTACACCTTCGCGGAGTACGAGCGGGACGGCCACTACGTCGCAGGCGCCGACTGGGGCAAGGAGCAGGACTACACGGTCATCAGCGTGTGGCGAGCCGACCGCGAGCCCTTCGAACTGGTCTACTACATGCGGGTGAACCGCAGGCCCTACCCACAGATGATCGGGTGGTTCAACGATGCGATACAGCGATATAGCGCGGATGCTATTCACGATGGCACTGGACTTGGCAACGTGGTCAATGACTACGTTGATGTCCGCGCTCGCTCGTTCCTGATGACGGGCGAGAAGCGGGACGCCATGCTGTCCGAGTACGTCAACGCCGTGGAGAAGGGCCGCCTCAAGGCCCCGCGGGTCAAGAGCGCCTACCTCGCCCACAAGTACGCGCAGGTGGGCGACCTGTACTCCCGCAGCCAGGAGTTCCACCTTCCCGACGAGGTCTGCTCCTTCGCCCTGGCCTTCCGGGTCATGGGGCGCGGCGGAAGGGCCGCGGGGCCGGTTACGGTCAAGCGCGATGATGAGCCGAGCCAGTTGGAGAAGATGTTCTCCCCTGCCGCCTCCATCGAGGTCTACGTCAAGGATGAGACCCCGAACGGATTCAGCCTGCTGGTGTGACGCGCCTGAGAGGATTGACCTATGAGTGCGACCCAGTACGAGGGCGGGACTGATCTCTTCCCCGGTCAGGAGATCCCCAAGAACGTCTCGCCCACCATCGAGTTGGGCGCGACGGGCCTTCGTCGCACCTCGGGCTTCATCAACGAGGAGTTCCTGCCCCAGCTCAAGGGGCGCAAGGCCGTCCAGGTCTACAAGGAGATGTCCGACAACGACCCCATCGTGGGGGCGCTGCTGTTCGCCGTGGATCGCCTCCTGCGCGGCATCGACTGGCGCGTGGAGCCCTCGGGGTCCGATGCCGAGGCCAAGAAGGCCGCGGAGTTCGTGGAGCAGTGCATGGAGGACATGTCCTCCACCTGGGACGACGTCATCTCCGAGGTGCTGTCCATGCTGCCCTTCGGCTGGTCCTGGCACGAGATCGTCTACAAGCGCCGGGTCTCCCCGTGGGAGAAGGACCCCAAGAAGCGCTCCAAGTTCACGGACGGGCGCATCGGATGGCGGAAGATCCCCATCCGCGCTCAGGAGACCCTCACCCGCTGGGTGTTCGATGACACGGGCGGCATCCGCGCCATGGTGCAGATGGCTCCCCCGGCCTACAAGCAGGTCGTCATCCCCATCGAGAAGTCCCTGCTCTTCCGCGTGAGCACGGCCAAGGGCAACCCTGAGGGCCGCTCCTTCCTGAGGAACGCCTACCGCCCCTGGTACATGAAGAAGCGCCTGGAGGAACTGGAGGGGATCGGCGCCGAGCGCGACCTCGCTGGCCTGCCGATGGCCCGCGTCCCGGCCGACTACCTGTCCGCCCCCAAGGGCACGGACAAGGAGAAGATGGTCCAGGCCTTCAAGACGATGGTCCGCTCCGTGCGCCGCAACGAGCAGGAGGGCGTGATCATCCCGCGGATGATCGACCCCGACACCAAGCAGGACATGTTCGACTTCTCGCTGCTGGGCGGCGGAGGAACGCGGCAGTTCGACATCAACGGCATCATCCGGCGCTACGAGGAGCGCATCCTCGGCACGGTGCTGGCCGACTTCATCCTGGTGGGCCATCAGTCCGTGGGCTCCTACTCCCTGCACACCGACAAGACCGGGCTGTTCCGCGCGGGCATCCAGTCCATCGCGGACTCCATCGCGGACGTCTTCAACCGCTACGCCATCCCCCGCCTGTTCGAGGTCAACGGGTGGAAGCTGGACGAGCTGCCCCAGTTGATCGCCGGGGACATCGACCCGCCCGACATCACCCAGTTGTCCTCCTTCATGGGCCAGTTGCAGAGCGCGGGCATCCAGTGGTTCCCGGACCCGGAGCTGGAGAAGTTCCTGCGCGATGCCGCTCGCCTGCCCAAGCTGGACGAGACGTCCGAGGCGGTCAAGGAGACCGAGGCACGGCAGGCCAACATCATGCGCCTCGCGCAGCAGCGCGTGGAGATGATCGGGCTGAGCCAGCAGGCGGAGCAGGGCGCCATGCAGATGGAGCAGCAGAAGATGGGCATGGAGCAGCAGGCCCAGCAGATGACGCTGGCCGAGCAGCAGGCCTCCGAGCAGTCCAACCCCGAGGTGCAGGCGGCTCAGGCTGCCCAGACCGTGCAGTCGGGCGAACTGGACCTGGAGGGCAAGAAGCAGCTCCAGCGCCATGCCGAGGAGAAGCACCAGTTGACGCTGGAGGAGATGAAGGCTCAGGCCGCCCTCAAGACCCAGCCCCCGGACACCCGCGACAAGGAGATGGCGCTCAAGCACACCGACGCCGTCAACCGGCAGGCCCTTGAGCGGGAGAAGATCGGCACCAAGACCGAGGCGCAGTTGGCCGCGGAGAAGGTCCGTCAGGCCCGCTTGCAGTCCAAGCAGGGCCAGGAGGTCCACGGCGAGAAGCTCAAGGCGATGAAGTTCAAGCCCAAGGCTGACGCTGCCAAGAAGAAGCCGGAGGAGAAGAAGTGAAGGACGCCTTCGGTGTAGAGCGCGTGTCCAAGTCCGACGGACCACTGGTGCCTGAGGGTCGGGTCAAGTACTCCACCTACAACCAGGGTGAGGCGCAGGAGTGGGCCAAGACGGCCAAGGTCCAGTCGCGCAACACTGCCAAGGGCGTGGAGTACACGCGCCCAGCTACCCACGGCTTCGCCCCACGCAACAAGGGGATTAAGCGCCTCCTGCATGGTCGCGGCGGCCAGCCGCTGCCGGGGCGCTTCGAGGCACCCACAGGCGGCATCGAGCGGTCCAAGTACGACTCTCCTGCGTACCTTCGCGCCCAGCGCAAGAAGACGCAGGATCGCGAGATGAAGGAACTTCTCCACTACGAGAAGCACGGCTACACCGACCCGGAGACCAAGGAGTACTACCCGCCCATGCGCAGTGCCAAGGGCGTGTCCAAGGCCTTCACCATCGGGGACGACAAGCG